GATCAAAAGAGTAACAGCTCTTGCCACGCTTTTCGCAATCAAAATAGAACACGAATCTCAGCTGCTCTACCTCAACTTTTTACTTACTCTACATGGATTACCTCATTTCCGCTTTCAACCGAATCACTCACTGGTTCATCACTCCGACCAATTTCGAGTACATCGGGTACTTCTCCCTTCCCCCCGGCCTTCTCCGTGTCAATGACGTCGCTATCGCGAATCATAAATGCACACTTGAACGATCTTTCCACACCTATCTCTTTGATCACGAAATCAAAAGAATAATGATAGATCATCGCCGCTCAGACATCACAGAAGATTCTATTTTAGAAGACTTCTTCGCTGGTGACTTCCCCTACTTCGAAGTACCTTTCGACGAACACGTCGAATATGGTTTACAGTGTATGGCAGACGCCTTCCGTCCGCCCCGACCTTGCCGCCCTGCTCACATCTTAGATGTTAAGCACGGTTACCCTTACAAATGGAACGTCAACGCAGAATTCCCGTTCTCAACTGACGAATATTTCCTTACACAACGTAAGACATTTGGCGAGTTCATCCGAATGCACGAATATGAACATATCGATAAAGACGACTTCTTCCGTCGCCATCCCAACTTGGAGTCTCACGACTTTCTGCGTACCATCGTCCCTCCCAAATTTGGTTACCTCAAATCAACCATCTTCTCTTGGACACGCCGCTGGCACCACATCATCAAGCTCGGATTCACCGACACAACAGGACTCGACAACAATGGTTACCTCTATAACCGCTTTATCTTTCCCATGCTCCTACACACCAAAACTGCTATTGTCAAGAAAGACGACCCCAACAAGATGCGAACCATCTGGGGCGCTTCCAAACCCTGGATCATCGCTGACACGATGTTCTACTGGGAATACCAAGCCTGGGTCAAACACAACCCCGGCTCAACACCCATGCTCTGGGGCTTCGAAACCTTCACTGGAGGCTGGTTCAGATTGAACCAACTACTCTTCTGTGGGCTAATTCGTCGCTCATTCATAACATTGGACTGGTCACGTTTCGATAAACGAGCGTACTTTCCTTTGCTACGCAAGATCATGTATACCGTAAAATCCTTTCTCACCTTTGAAGAAGGTTACGTACCGACACACGCAGCTCCCAACCACCCACAATGGAATCAAGACAAAACTGACAAACTCGAAAGACTCTGGCTCTGGACACTCGAAAATTTATTCGAAGCTCCAATCATCCTGCCTGACGGCCGAATGTACAGACGTCACTTTGCTGGAATACCTTCCGGCTTATTCATCACTCAGCTTTTGGACTCATGGTATAACTATACCATGCTAGCAACCATTCTACACGCTTTAGGCTTCAACCCAAGTAACTGCATTATCAAAGTGCAAGGCGATGATTCAATCATCCGCCTCAACGTTCTCGTACCCTCCGAACGCCATGACCATCTCATGTCCCGCATCGTCGAGCTCGCTGAATACTACTTTAACTCAATTGTTAATGTCAAGAAGTCCGAGATCCGTAATAGACTAAATGGCTGTGAAGTACTTTCCTACCGTAATCACAACGGCCTACCATTCCGCGATGAGATCGCAATGCTAGCTCAGTTCTACCACACTAAAGCTAGAGATCCCACTCCCGAAATTACAATGGCTCAAGCCATAGGCTTCGCTTACGCAAGTTGCGCTACACATACACGCGTACTTTGGGTCCTCGAAGATATATATAACTATTATCGCGATCAAGGATACACGCCCAACCGTGCTGGCCTCACCCTCACATTCGGTGATTCTCCAGATCTCACTATGCCTGAGATGCCCCTTGACCACTTTCCAACTAAGTCCGAAATAGTGCGCTACCTAACATGCACTAATTATCGGAATGAAGCACAAAACGCCCGCACTTGGCCGAGAACATTGTTCATCAATGCTCCCGCCGAGTAAAGCCGATCGCTTTGTTTGTTTCTTTTTAATTAAAATAAAAAAAAAAAAAAAAAACAAAAAAAAATTGCC